CTAAGTACTTCGCCCACTCTGCATAGAAGTGACGCATACCAACTTCATCGTGTATAGTATTGTTTTCATGTCTGCCATGTAGAATGTTTCTACGTTCTGTACCAGGTGCCATTGCTACACCTTGTCCTGTTACACCTAACAAGTCTTCGTGTAGGTTACGTCCGAACGGTCCCCATATTGTATTGTGATCATTTATACGTTGTTCGCGTTCTTTTGGAGAATCACTTAACAATCCGTATCCACGAAACTCAATTAATACGCTGTCTGGTCCTAGTGGTGTAATGCTATCACTGCGGTATGCACTACCACGTAGGTTAAAGTTGTATCCTGGAAACAAGTCTACCATGTACCACTGATTAGGCGGAACTCCTGGAAAGCTCAATGCTCCACGATCCGCGGCTCCTTCAAATTTATCATACTGTACTTCGAAACTACCAACATTAACGTGTCCGTTGTCAAACCCTGTACATGCACGAGCAAAGTACTCAGGAGTGAATCCAGTAATTCTATTAAAGTAATGCATGTAGTCGTGATAAAACTCACTGTTAGTATCATGCCATAACTTATAGTTTGTTGGAATAATTGCTTTATGATAATGGAATACTTCTAGTTCTTCTGTGTCAATTGCTGTAGTAATACAATCAAATGCACCGTCTGTCCATTGCTCTACGTCCATAGTTGGGTTTGGATTTAGTGTTGTCCATACCATGCCGCCATATTTTACTTCGGATAGTAATTCTCTAGATTCAATTTTATAATCTGGATCAACTGTGCCGGCCACTCCCCTAAGTCCAGGATTGATATAGCATCCAATACGATCACCGTGATTGATTATAACTATGTTTCGAAATGCAATTTGAGATGTTCGATAGTCGCCTGGGTTCTTTATTTCACTCTTGTGAATAATAGGGATCCAAACTTTAGAAAATATCTTTTCAATTTCTTGTTTGTAAATTTCATGACTACTGTAGCATTCGCTACTGATATGTTCGACTGTTGGTTCTGCTAACCAATCTTTGTGGTTTCTTGCACCCATTACACTTTCTCCTTTACAATGTATTTAATATATAATAACACGTAAAATGAAGAAAGTCTAATTGAATGTTCCTATAAGCTAATAGGCAATGTGTTAACCTTTTTTTGCAGTTTTTTCTGCTTTAGTTAATTTATTGTTCCAGGTGTTGTTACTAATGCCAAGTTCACTAGGCATATCTTTTGTTTTGCCAATAATTACTTCGCCACCCTTGGCAAGGAATTGTGCTACTAAGTCTTCTGTTTCTTTATCTTTTTTATTTGGGCTGTGATTCATTGACATTTATATGTTCCTTTTGTGTACTACAGTTGTAGCATATTTACATAAACATGTCAAGTTCTTTTTCTACAGTCTCTTTTGTTTCTTTTTCTTCAGGACGGATAGGTTCTAGCCATGTGTCAGCAATGTATGCTTTAGGACTTGGCCCCATCTGTATTGTAATGTCGTCTCCGCCGATCCACCAATAGTGATCTGTAACTAAGCAAGTACAAGTAAACCCCATAAATTCAAAGGTTTCATTTTCTTGGAACTTGCCTATGTACTCAACTACTTTTACAACTCGTCCAATATTCTCTGGCCGCACTGAATAGATAATTTTAGCATAGTCGCCTTGTTTACACTTCATGATACAAATGCCTTCTCTTGTACATAGGTTGCTGATTGTTTGGTATTGCCTTCTACAAAGCTAAGGCTTTCTAAACGTGCTTTCATTTCTTCGTTAAACCCCATTGAACCGCACAACATAACTCTGTCATCAGTTGGGTTAACTCCGTACCACAAATCCTCATTGTCAATGAAGTGTGTAATGCGCCCGCGTCTTATATAATCTTCTTGTGTTACTGTTGGAATATATTCAATTGGTAAGTCTTCTAGCATTGCGTTGTATGCTTGTAGTTCTGCTACTTGCCTTACTGTCCAACAAAGTGTTATCTTATCGTAGATGTCATATATCTCTGGATCTCTAAGCAAACTAATAAAAGGAGCAATACCTGTTCCTGTTGCCATTAACCAAAGATGTCCGCCAAGTGTTACGTTAGCTAGTGTAAGTGTGCCAGTTGGTTTTTCGCCTACTTCTAGTTCATCACCTACTTGAATGTGCTGTAGCTTACTTGTTAGTGGACCATCTTGTACTTTGATACTATAGAATTCTAAATAGTCATCGTAAGGACCACTTGCAATTGAATATGCTCTTAGTATCGGTTTGTTCTTTTGAAGCTTCTCTGAAAAATGATCTAACCCAATCATTACAAACTCGCCTGCGGCAAATCTGTATGTGCGTGGTCGTTCTGTTCTAATCCGAAATAGCTTGTCTGTATAATGTTCTACTTCGATTACTTTTAGTTTCATACTACCACCAGCCTAATGTTCTGCCATTACCTGTAATAATCATACAACATGTTAGTACATGAAGTATGATCCAAAAAGAGCGAAAAGCCAGAGCCTTCTTTACATCGCGTTGTGATATAGGAAGAAACTCTGGCTTATCATTGTCTGTAAGACCAACGGGCATACCAACGGTTCTAGCCCATGTTGTGAGCCAGCGCCGTTGCCCGCTCATTTACATGCCGTTCTTTTTATCTTGGATTTCTGCTCTGCGACCTTTAGTCAATTTACCTAAATCACCAAGTGCTTTACGTGCTCGTGCCGCGGCCGCTTTCACGCTCTTATCTTCCCAGCTATCATGTTCTGTTAGATAGTTGTTAAATGCTTGTACGATTTCTTCATGAATACTCATATTTTACTTCTCCTATTGTTGTTAGTAATATAATTATAACACCTTCCTAGTGTTCTGTCAACCTGCATTTACATCAGGACTGCCAGCTGATGATGTATTAGGAACCCAACTTCCGTGGCCTCCAGTAGCATCACCTTTCCTGTGAATAGGTTTACCATTCACCTTTACAGTACCACTTCCTGCTGTTGCAGGGTCTCCACAACTAGTAGTATCATCAACACGAACAACCTTTGCACCGTTTACATTTACATCAGGTGATCCTGTTGCATATGATGTTTGGTGGAATGCACCAGGTGTTGGACTTGCGTGTCCAGTGTGTTTGTCTAATCCTACTCTAGTTACTTCGGGCATCTGTTATTTCCTTATACCAATGCTATGCCGGATGTCTGTTTAGTATACTGCTTGCTAATTTCACTTTCGGTCTTAGCCATGCAAAGCACAGAATTAGCTTGTAATACAAACTTACCATCGGGTGATACGCTGAACATGAAAGGAGCAAGTCCTAGTCCTTGTTCTTGCATAATTAATACCATTGGCTTTTTAACTGTGTATGACGTTGCAGTTTCAGAATCTAAGCGTCCGATAATTTCTTCACCTGAGCTTAGTTTAAAACTTACATTGTCGCCTACTTTGTAGGGTATTTCAATAATCATTATAGTGAGTGTCCTGTTCCGTTATAGTTAGTGTCTTCTAAATATGGTGCAAGTTTATCATATCCACCGATGTTAGTTCCATGTACTTTAATTTGAGGAAATGTTCTTGCTCCTGGAAATGATTCCAGCACTTGTTCGCGAGTAAAGTCTGTACCTAATTGTTTATAGGTATACTTTAACTGTCTGTTTTCACATAGTGCCTTTGCCATATCACAGAATGGACAAGCTGGCTTTCCCCAAATTTCAATCATAAACTAAACCCTTTAAGTGTTTCAGTACTTACATCTTGTTTAATACCACCGACAATGTAACTTTCGTTTTCTGTCTCTTGCGGAGCAACTTGCAAGCCTGAACTTGATAACCAATGTTGCGTCCACGGTAGTGGGTTAGTGTTTACTGGCTGGTCAAAGATAGCATTGTAACCAAGTGCTTTAAGCCTACGGTTAGCAATGTACTCGACGTACTGGTTAAGCAATGTAGTATTAAGACCAATCATTGATCCGCCTTCAAACAAATACTCTGCCCAGTCCTTTTCTTCTAGTACACAATCTCGCCACATTTCGTATACTTCTTCTTCACACTCTTTAGCAACTTCGGCCATTTCTGGATCGTCCTTGCCTTGTGCCCACAACTTTAATACATGTGTGCTTAGTGCCAAGTGCTGTGCCTCATCGCGAGCAATAAGACTAATAATCTTAGCTGAGCCTTCCATAAGTTTAAGCTCGCCAAAGCCAAACGTACAAGCAAAGCTAACATAAAAACGCAAGCCTTCTAAGATATTAACTGTCATCATTGCAAGGAAAAGTTTCTTCTTCACGTCTCGCATACTACCTTCGCCTCTGTGATTGTAAGCGTCAGCGGCTAGTGTAAATGCATCGTAGTGCTTAGTAACACTAGTTGCACGAGCAATAATTTTTTCGTCATTCAAAATAGTATCAAATACTTCTGACGGGTCAGCGTACACGTTCTTCATAATATGTGTGTAGCTACGTGAATGGATTGTTTCAAAGAAGTCCCATGTAACAATGCACCCTTCAAGTTCAGGAAGTGATACATGCGGCAAAAATGCTAGGCATGGCCCACGTCCTTGGACGCTGTCAAGTAGTGTTTGATATTTTAAATTACTTGTAAAAATATGTTTCTGTTCTGGCCTAAAATTAGCAAAGTCAGCACGATCCTTCTGCAAGCTAACTTCTTCTGGCCTCCAAAAATAACCAAGCATTGTCTGGTTAAGTTTATCGAACACAGGAAACTTGAATACATCGTACCGCTGTGTATTCATGTCTGCTCCGAAGAACATATCCTGCTTTGTAAAATCTACTGCTTCTCTGTTAAATACTGTCTTTGCCATGTGTGTTCTTCCTTACATTGTATAACTATTATACGCTATCTCAGCGTGTGCGTCAACCTGTTTATATGTTACAGGCTTCGCATTCCTCATCTTCCATATCCATCACACTTGGCGCAAGTGCTTCCATCGGCACATCATCTGGTAGTTCGTTTGGATCTACCTTGTAATCATATGTGTTCTGATAGTAACTAGTCTTCCAACCTAACTTATAAGTTGTTAACAAGTCTTGCATCATTACACTCATTGGTACTTCATTATCTTTAAACTGTGTTGGATTGTATGACCAGTTGCCACTAATACCTTGATCAAAGAACTTTTGCATTACTGCAACGACATTGATGTAGCCTTCGTTACTTGGCATATCCCATAATAATGTGTAGTGATTCTTTAACGTTTGATACTGTGGAACAATCTGTTTAAGAGGCCCTTTTTTGGACTTTTTAACGGACAAGTATCCTCTAGGTGGTTCAATTCCGTTTGTTGCGTTCGACACAACGGAGCTACTCTCTGAAGGCATTTGTGCGGACAAAGTGCTGTGCCTGAGGCCGTGTTCGACGATGTCATTCCGTAGACTATCCCAATCATAATTTAACTTGTGCTCCACTATAGTATCGACATCCTTCTTATATGTATCTATCGGAAGTATGCCTTCACTGTATTTAGTACGGTTAAAGTACTCACATGCTCCGCGCTCTTTTGCAAGTTTGTTAGATGCCTTTAACAAATAATACTGAAACGCTTCTGACAAGTCATGCACTAACTGCCATGCTTCTTTGTCCGAATACATTACTTTGTTCTTAGCTAGATAATGTGCCAGACCAATATAGCCTACACCTAAACTGCGTCTAGCTTTAGTTGACTTCTCTGCGGCTTTAATTGGATAGTTTTGATAATCAATAATCTCTTCTAATGCACGTACTGCTAGTTCGCATAGTTCTTCTAAGTCGTCTAAATCTTTAATAACACCTACGTTAATAGCACTAAGGATACATAATGCAATTTCGCCTTCTTCGTCATCAATGTGACTAAGTGGCTTAGTTGGTAGTGTAATCTCTTGACACAAGTTACTCATGTACACTTTGTCTTTGAACGAACTATGTGTATTTGCATGATCAACATTCATAATATAAATGCGTCCTGTCTCAGCACGTTCTTTAATTAATGCACTAAACAATTCCATTGCTGACACAGTTGTCTTCTTAATGCTTGTTGCTCGTTCGTACTTCTCGTACAACATTTGAAACTCAGTCGAATCACCAAAGAATGCTTCGTACAATCCAGGTACATCATGTGGCGAGAATAAAGTTATATCACCGCCAGATAACAATCGTTCATACATAGTTTTGTTCAACTGTATGCTGTAGTCTAGCTTGCGTACACGATTGTCTTCAGTACCTTTGTTATTCTTTAGTACTAGGATGTCTCGAATCTCTTGATGCCAAAAAGGAAAATGCGTAGTAGCACTTCCGCCACGCACACCATTCTGTGTACAACAACGTACTGTTGCTTCAAACTTCTTCATGAAGGGCACAATGCCTGTATGTGCAACTTCGCCGCCGCGTATCTTAGCATTTACTCCACGTATTCTTCCTGCGTTGATTCCAATTCCTGCTCTCTGAGCAGTATAGCGACCAATGGCCATGTCTGAAGCGAAGATGCTATCGAGGGTGTCATCAGCGTCAACGAGAACGCAAGAGGCAAACTGACGGACCGGAGTGCGGACGCCTGCCATAACTGGCGTTGGGATATTAACTTTAAAAAGTGAGGTCGCATCGTAGTATCTCCTTACATAGTGCATTCTTTCGTTTGCTGGATAACGTGCAAATAGTGTTGCCGCAATCATCATATACATAAACTGTGGAGTTTCAAACAAGTCGCCTGTTGATCGATCTTGTACAATATATTTGTCAACTACTTGACGCAATCCTGCATACGTAAAGTTTTCATCACGCTTGTGACGCATGTAGCTATTAAGTTGATCTAACTCTTCTCCAGTATAATCTGTAAGAATAGCTGGATCGTATAAGCCACGTTCAATGTTTTTCTTAATCATTTCAGTCAATGTAATCGGGGCGTACTCGCCGAACACTGCTTTATTAGTTGAATAGGATAGTAGTCTTGCCGCGGCATACTGATAATTTGGTGTTTCTAAGTTAATTAAATCGTTTGCTGATCTAATCAATACTTCTTGTATTTCGTTTGTACTCATTCCGTCATAAAATTGTAAATTAGCATTCATCTCAATTTGTGAACTGCTAACCCCTGCTAGACCTT